GTATTTATTTTTCTTAAACATTTTTAGCCATCTCTTTAGGAATAGCTGTTATGTTCCAATGGATAAATCTAAAAGGTGCTTTGCCGTGATCAACTGCATACTCGTGTTCTAAATATCCTGGAAATATAATTAAAGTTCCTGGTTGAGGCCTGTAATGAACCAGCTCTGTACCATTATGAATACCTCTTAATTCTGGTTTCATTCTTAATTTAGTAGTTCTTGCTCCTGTTCTTGGTTCGTGAAAGATAGGGTAAGAAGTTTTTTCATTAACTTTTAAAAAGTAAAATCCTGAAACGTGTTGGTTCCAATGGATGTGTGCTGAATGATGACCACCACCTTTTTTAGAAAATTCTTGTACCCACATTTCAGAAAACATCGTTTGATATTGTTTCATATTATAGCCATGATGATCTAAAAATTCCCAAGACTTTTGACCAATGTAATTTCTTAAATCTATAAAATCATTATCCATTGTTAAAGGAGTTGAATGCCAGGACCTACCAAAATCACCAAATTGTTTTAGATATTTTTTAGAGTCAGGCGTTTTTTTGGCTGCTTTAATATATTTATCACTAGCTTTGTTTAATGATTTAACAAACTCTGGTTTTTGTTCAGTCCATATAGGAGTTGAAAAATAATTATGTGTTTGCATTACTTAAAAGGATATCCTAAGTGCCATAAGACAAGTGAATATCGCGTTCCTCTCGTTATTGGTTTAACTCTATGCCACAGAAAACTAGGAAAAACAATAATACTTCCTTTAGGTAATATCTCAGTTGCTTTTCTTAAGTGTTTAGTTTCCTCTCTTGCATGAGGTTCATAATTTCTAAAATCAAATTCTAGTTCGCCACCAGAATATTCTGAACCATCAGTTAGTTGACATGTCATAGATAGCTTTCTAATCTTACCATTGTCTGGATCGTTTTTATTTTTTCGTTGATAAGCTTTATCCCAGCTGTCACAATGCCAATCGTAATATTGGTTAAGTTTATACTTTGTAAATTGACAAGATTCTGATCGATCCCATTCAAAATTCCAACCAGCATTTTTATTAGCAGTATGAACAAAAGGATGAATTTCTTTATAAATCCAAGTCTCACTAAGCCAAACCAAATCAGAATTTCTTTTTCTTTTTAAATCGTAAACTTCTTCTTTATTTAAAGGTTGTTTTTGTAAATTTCTTTCTCTGCCAACACCTCCTGTAAGTGCCATGGTTTCTTTTTGAGATAAAGCATATTTAATAACTTCATCACAGAATCGTGGTGTCAATGCAGATTTAAAATACCAAAAGTAATTAGATAGATTCATAAGTAATTGTGTGAATAAAGTTTAACAAGTCTTTTTGTTTGTTAGTTATGTAATACATACTAGTAGAGGGAAACATAATGAACATATTGTTCTTTAATTCTATGTCCCAACTTCTACCTTTTCTTCTATTGTCATCATAGTGTATTCGAACACTACAATCTTTAACTTTAACACCATATAGTAATGTATAGTCAGATGAGTTCCGAAGATCCACAGGATCTATATTCAATAAAGGAGGGCTTACTTGTGTAGGGCTATAAATATTACCCCATGTTTCTTTATTAATTAAACTTATTTTAAATTTTAAATATATGTGTTCTCTAACATAAGTATTTAACTTATCCCAAGTTCTTGAATATTGAAATTTTTCATTGGTTAAGTTAGAATGTAAAATGTGATGAGACATCTCATTTGGATCTATCTCCCAATGTTTCGGCATTGCCACATCGCCGTAATATAATCCTATTTCTGAAAGTACTTTCTTTTGCATACCTTTTCCTTTTATAAAGGATGGTATTAGAATGTCAATATTATTGAAAAGATTTGATCTATATCAATTATGCTGCTCCTACCGGAGTAGTTACTAAATCCCAAGATTGACCGACTTCATTCCAGTCATAAGTATAAATATTCTCAATATCTGCTTCTTGTTCAGCAGTTAATGTTGGAGCATCACCAATTGGTGAATGCCATTGAGCATCTGTTGTATTTAAAACCCAACTTTCATAAGGTTTTTTACCATAGAATATATTGTTATCTTCGTCCCACGTCATACCTATACCTGCGTAGGTTCCTCTTAATGCTTTAGATTGATCAGCAGATAGAACAGTAGTTCGAGTGTCATCAGCATTTACTGTTGTAGTATAGTGTTTGCCGCCCCTTGTATTGTAAGATGTTTGAATCCATAAATTTGCTGGCCAATTATTATGTTTTTCTAAATATGCTTGTCCAACAGATTCATCTTCAACGCCATCAGCGTTCAGCATGTCAGAATTATTTAATGTTAGTATTGTAAGTACTTCGTTTGTTTCTGATATTTTTGCAAAATGTGCCATAATTATTGAAATTTGTACCTTACTATTACCACTCCTGATCCTCCTGATCCAGTTGTTATAGGGTCAGGACCATTTCCCCCTCCACCACCACCTTTATTAACATCCCCAGCTATGGCATTGATTGGCGAACTTCTTCTTCCGCCTTTTCCTCCACCACCTGCTCCACCACCATAATAACCAGCGCCAGTGCAACCACCGCCGCCTCCACCACCACCATAAGCTGTTGCGCAACCTGTAATACTCGTGCATGCTCCTGCACCTCCAGTACCAGGTTGACCTGCAGCCCAATCTGCGCCTGCTACCAATGCTCCACCGCCACCTTGTCCACTTTTACCTACAGTAGGAGTAGGCGATCCTGGGGATGAAGAGGGTGGACCCAGTCCACCGGGAGTTCCTTGTGCCGGGGTTACGGGAGGGTCATTTCCACAGCCACCAGCGATACCACCAATAGATCCACCACCACCAGATCCACCTGGTTGACCTGCAGCCCCCCCAACTCCTCCTTGTCCACCACCAGTTGATGTTATTGTTGAAAAAACTGAATCACTTCCTTTATTCGCAGCAGTAGGTACTGGTATTGATACTGTTCCACCTCCTCCTACCGTTATTGGGTAAGGACTAACTGAAACTGTAATAGCTGTTCCGCCAGGATTACCATTTAAAGGAGAAGCTGTATAAGGATCACAAGTATTTTTATATTCTCTAAATCCTCCTGCGCCTCCGCCACCTCCTCTAGCTGTTTTTCCTCCGCCACCTCCTCCAGCAAGTACCAGATAAGAAACAACATTCTCTGCTGCACAATCAGCTAATTGTGAAACACACAATGTGCCTGGTCCTGTGAAAGTATGAACTTTATAATCACCAGAAATAGCTCCTGTACAAGGAGTTCCGCCTGTTGCTATAACATAATTAGCAGCTACTCCTCCAGAACCAAATCCTAAAACTTGGTAACCGAAAGATTTTCCTCTTCTTGATTGTATATTCTTTGAATTCTTACCGGGAGTAAGTTTATTTTTTAAATCTCTCATATCTAAATATCTTATGCGTCGTTAGCCGCGTCAGTAGTATAAAATAATTTTATTCCTAATAATCTTACATCACCTGTAAAGGTGTCACTGCCACTTGTTGCATTTCTAACGACTTGAAAATATGTATATGTATCAGCGGCTGCTGATGCAATTGTTACTGCAGTACTCACTGGACTAACTAATACATCTTCAACGGCACCGCCGCCAGCATCTGTGACATCTATAGCTGTTCCAAAAACAACGTCAGAAGTTGCATCATTCGCAACACTAACGCCTTGAAGACCAATAAGAGCGTTTCCTGTATCTACGCTACTTGGAGCCCAAAAAGCTTGGAAAGTTACTGTGCCTTCATCCCATGATTTAGGAAATGCTATTGAAAACTGTGCGTATTCAGCCGTACTTGGGTCAAAATCTAAAACCTTCATTTCAGGTCTAGTTGCTGTCGTTTCAACTGCTTGTGCGTCAGCTCCATTTGTAGTTGTTCCAAACATCGCTTGTGCTGGAACAAAAATAGTTTCTTTCCCTGCAATTTTTACAGCCCCTGTTGCATCGGCTGCATCGACAGCTTGTACTTCTCCAGTTCCATCAGGAGAAAGTGTAATATTTCCATTGACTCCATCAGCAATTGTAAGAGTTCCTGAATTAGTGCCATTGTTTGTGTTTAAAATTAAATCTCCTGTGCCTTGTGTAGTAATAGTTGCGTTAGCATTATTGTCGCCAACTTGAACTGTATCTGCTCCAAGATTAACATTGCCTGTTGTATCTGGAATTATATCAATATGAGCACCACCAGTTGAAACGATATCACTTCCATTAACATCTAAGTCACCACCTAATTGTGGTGTAGTGTCATCAACAACAGCTGCAATAAATCCAGTATCAACCATGTCTGGGTTAGTACCATCGTTAGCTGTTGCATAAATTATTTTTGTAGCTCCGTTAGCAATTGCAACACTACTACCACTCCCTGAAACATATTTAAATGTTACGACTTGTGAGCCTGTAGTTGCGTTTTTAATTATATAAAAAGTTTGAACATCAATAGGAATAGTTACATTTCTACCGGCTGTAAGAGCTCCAGTTAATTCTATAATTCTGTGCGCAAGAGTTGCACCTGTTGATCCATCAGAAACTGCTAGATCTGTATCAGCACCGTCAGTTACTGCTTGTGTAGTATAGCCACCAGAAATCTGTTCTATAATGTCCCAGTTTGTATTTGTTAATCCTCCCCATAGACCGGCTTTTTCACCAGTCGTCATAAGCTGAATTCCAAGTACCGTATAATTTGATGCCATAATTTTCTCCTATGCTGAATGTTCTACATATGTATAGGAAGTATTTCCCGTGATGTCAACATCTTTATAACCTAGTGGTGCGACTCCCCCTGAACCGAAAGTAGCGGTGATTTCAAAGCCACTAACACCAACTTGCATATCTGTTATTGTGAGACTTCCTATAGAACCAGTTATAGAATAACCACTTACTCCTACACCCATATCTGGAATGCTTCCAATACTACCCTGACTAGCTGTTATACTATAACCAGTTACAGCAACTTTTATAAGTTCGTCTGGAGTAGGAGTCCCTAAAGCCATTGTTGCTGAGTAGCCAGTAGGTCCAAATACTATATCTGCAACTTCTGGAGTTCCCAAAGACATAGTGGCAGCTAAACCGCCCAGCCCTTGAGTATGATCCGCACCATTATTAATTGATACAGATCCTAGAGAAAGTGTACCTAAGAAAGAATCAGTGAGAATATGTTTGAAATCATAATTTATTTGTGGTGTTCCTAAAGAACCTGTCATTGAGAGTCCTGTTATTGGAACTCCAATTTCTGTATCTAGTGTATTTCCTTGTCCCCAAGCATCATTTCCCCAAGTACTTCTACCCCA